CAACATTGCACCGGCTGTGTCCGCTATCCATTGACGCGGTGCAGTCTGGTTGATGATTACACCACCATCAAAGAAGTATTTCCGATCTAGGCACCATTGCGCAGCAGCCTGGAAGTTAGGCAGATTGATCAGATCATCCGTGATGTTTCCGGGCCCATACTTCGCATTGGTTAGACGGTCTAGCGCTAGGTCTGGCAGAAGATGCGATGGCCCCTCGGCAAGGCTGTTAAGCAACCGGCGCACTACCGTTCCACCAGTTACATAGCCTGATAGCTGACTGAATTGCCGCCACTCAAACGCTGATAAAGCATTGACACCAAACAACGCGATTCCGTTATACGTTGGCGCTGTAGCATTCTGCACGATCTCATTCACATACACGATCTCATGCTCTGGGGCATCGGTGCTAGCTTGAATTTCGTCGTAGACAAAAAACTCAGCTAGTTTGCCCCATGCGTCGGCGTAGTTGTTGTTTGAGTCAACATGCGGCAACCCCATATTGCCGCGTCGGGTTTGCTGCAGCCTGAACGTAGCTTCGCTCCGCGAAACCGCCCGGCCGTTAAAGGTAGCTTTTACTGTGCGGCCACCGGTTGTAGTCGTAACCGTTTGCACGGTGCTCATACGGCTATCAATTACATACACAGTTCCATCGGTGATGACGTTCCTCACCTCCCAGCCGGTAAGTGGTTCAATTGTCCATTCCCATGAATCAAACGCAGGCCACTCGATCCGTAGATAGTTGAACATTGACTGCTGCTCAACACCCACAAAACCAAACACCTGTGTAAGCGGTGTAAATGACGCCTCTTGCTGCTTTTTATACAGCACCCGCACAAAAGAGTATCGCTCGCTAGTGCCCACCAGCTGACCGCTCTGGTAGTTATCGACCTTGACTGTATTGCCGCGACGGATTACATCGCCTTCCTTATTCAGGCACGCCCGCCCATCAGCCTGGCTGAAAGTGAGTGTGCCACGAAAGCGAAGAATCCCATTGAACCGAATCCCCATGCTTGAGCGAATGCCCAGCTCTACGATCCTGCACTCTCGGGTGGTGGCACCATGCGCCATTGCCACACGCATGATATGCGGGCCGTTGGTGGCTGTCTGCCGTGTTGGGCTTACCGTCAGACCGTCTTGATTGAGGATTGCATCTGTTGCCCTAGCTGCAGCACCAGCTCGAACCACTCTGAATGTGGCCTCGATTGACTGGCCACTGTTTGCTTCCTCAAGGTCTACATCAGAGCGGAAAACCTCATCCGTTGGTGAACGCCCAGTACAAACGGCTAAAGCTGATCCGATTTTGTAAAGCTCACCAACAATAATTGCATCGTCCCATGCTCGCTGCCTATTGGCGATGGATGATGCCGCATCGTCGGCGGTTTCGCTATATTCGTCTGAGTCGTTATACTTAAACACCATAGTGGCCCGCAACCGTGGCGGGCCTGTAAGCGCTGTAACCGGCCCTGAGCCATCAGCTACAGCTAGGTCATAATCGCGCTGTGTGAATTGCGACAGGCTAAGAGCCGTGGTAACGGTGATGCTGCGATTGCCAGATTCGTCTAGCGTCACATCTGTAACAAGCCCGTCCCCGTTCTTTGTTTGACTGAGGCTGTAATCAAGACTTGGCCCGGATCCACTGCTGCTAGCAAGATAGCTATCAACACTGCGCGTCGTGATTGTTAAGCTGTACCGGCGCCTAATCTCTAGGTCACGGTCTTCGTTCTTGGCTACAATCCAATACCGGATGCTGATAACGCCATCGTCTGTATTGGTGATGACATCTTCAATGTCAGACAGATCAACGGTAACCTGTGCCGAAACCGTGCGATTTACTGCGTCAACAGTGGTTGAGCCAAACGACAACGCATTAAGCAGCTGGCTCAATGTGACTGATAGCTTGGGGCCGAAATTTGACGCGCCGCCTTCAACCACTCCGCGAGGATAGATATTGTCATAATCTCTCACCTCTGCGGTAATGATCCAATTGTCATCGTTAGCGACAGTGCCCGTAAACTCAGTCTCGAAATCACTACCGCGCAGCAGCTTGTAAGTAATTAGATCACCAACTGCATAGCTTACCGCTCCAGAGCTGGCGCCTACAATTCCCGATCGTGTAGAAAAAAATGCAGTCAGCTTGGCACGCTGCGCCTGCACAACCTCATCCAAGTCGCAAGCTATAATCCCGTCGCCCTCATCGCCTGTAGGCTTCAGACGTGCTGTAACACCAGGCCTTACAGTCGGATTCAGCTTGAATCCAAGGTTGTTTCCTATCGGGCTGTAAACACCAAACGTCGTAGAAGTAGACGGCTTGACCGCTGCGCTGAAATCTGATGCCCATGCATTATTAACTGACTGCAGCTGGAATACATCAGCGCCGCCAGCGTTCGCAGCATTGCCAGGATCTGCATTTGCAGCACGCCCAACAATTCGATTCACGCCAGTAATCCGCCCGCCATTATCGCGGTAGTAAATCGTGATCCTGCTGCCGATCTCATTCGCCTGGCTGGCGCCAAGGTCATACACCCCGATGCTGTTATCACCAATCGCAAAGCCTTGCGGGTCAATGCTTGCTACCCTGCCTTCTGCCAGCATGAAGACAGCGCGGAGCATTTGGCTGCCGCCTAAACTCCATATCTGTGACCACAGCAACGTAGCGTTTACGCGCACGCCGCCATAGGTGACACCGTTAATCGTTTCCCGATTGGCATATACAACAGGGATCGGCTCACCCAGGCTTGCGACCTGTTGAACTGCATCGAAGCCAACACGCGGCGCAAACGCCTGCAGGCTGGTCTGTGATTCACCAACACGGTTACGAGTGCGCAGCTGAGCCGGCCTAGCCTGGCTGGCTGACGGAGCGAGCAGCGCACCAATCAGCTGGAGGCCAATCGCAATGACAATCTGAATAGCAATGGATACCGGATCAATGCCAGCAACCACCGCAGGCCTAGGCGCTGCGGCAGCACGCTTACGCACCTCATCGCGCCAAAACTCAAACTGCTCATCAGTAAGACCTAGCAGCTCGGCTAGGTACCGATCAGATGGCAGCATCCCTAGGCCTCCAATACTGCAGCGGGCCCATCAATCGCTCGGTAGTGTCCATCGGCAGCCACTGCGCACCCCGCCGATGGTGAACAATCAACACGCCGTCATCAACCACCACACCAACACCTAAACCTGATGGCTGGTTGTGAATTACCAGCGCGTATGGTTCCAGTCTGCAGGGAACCATCAAACGATTCCATTCCATCAGCAGCTGATCCCACTCACCAGCAGCTGCCATGGTGAACCACTCTGGCCTTAGTGCAGGCATTGCCAGGCCTGCAGACTGGCGCACCTTCGCCGCCATCACTAGGCAGTCGATCCCTGCTCCATCATCTGGATCGGCGCCGATGATATGCGGGAGCTTGGCATTGACCCAGCGGAGCCAGTTAGCCATCACTGCAACGTTAGGTTGCCACTGGTTGGCAATGCACCAACCAACGACTGACTCAGCGCACGCCCTCCAGGTCTACGCACCGCATCAAGTGGGCTCGCTAACTGCAGCGTCACAAATGACTGGCTGGTGTCATGCTGCACCTGTCGTGATGACCAATACTCGACCAACAGCAGTGGGCCTAGGGATAGGTCCGAGCGATTGACCTTCACTGAGCGGACTTCCATCAGCCACTCATTGGCAGATGCCTCGGCAAATACATTCAGGGTCAGTTCGGACACGGGGGCGCCGATTGCAGCCTCTGATCGATCGCCGCCACGGGTGCTGCTATTGGTCGCTACAGCAACTGGCCTGTATGGATACTCCACGCCGTTGTGAGTGATCGTCTCACCGATAAAGAAGTTCTGGCCCAGCCAGTTGGTGTACGTGCCATTACGACGTTTGAAGCGTATGAAGCTACAGATCTCCATCAGCTGAGGCCTATGGCGCGGCGTGCGGTTGGGTTGTTTTTCAGTCTGCGTTGCGCGAGCTCAGCGCCACGGCTGGCGGATTCACGGCCAATCCGCTCGGCTTCGTCACGGGTCACAAAATCCATCTCGCCGATGCGGACGGTTTCAAACTTCACGTCGATAACGGCAGAACCACCACCACCACCAGCAGCGGAGCCAGCATCGCCACCACGCTTGAATGGCACTGCTAGGCCTTCCATTCCACGCTGGAACGGCACTGATAGATTGCCGCCGCTCGTGCTGGTGTTGCCACGATCAAACGGCACGCTTAGGCCGCGCAGGCTAGCGTTATTGAGCGCCTCAATTGCAGCGGTGGCCTCAGCAGGGATGATCCGCCCGGCTTGATACGGCACAAACAATTCAGGCCCATTCTCGCCAACTGGGTAGGGTTGTCCGGCGGCGACCGGTCCGCCAAGAGCGCGGCCAAAGAAACCACTAACGTCAGGGTTGATTGGACCAATGCTGGGCAGCGAATCAACCGGCGTGAAATTTGCGCCAGGTGTGTTACCTAAGGCAAATGCCTTTGCAATACCGATTGCTATGTACTGCGCGATCATCCGTTGCGCAGTTTCAAGCAACGCATCAGCAACGCTATTTAGGAACTCTACAAAGACTTCCTCGGCCGACTTCGTACCAGCCACCATCTCTGCCACGCCCCTAGTGGCCAGGGTTGCGGCAGCATCAGCAGCAGCACCAATCGCTGGGTACTTATCCAGCACCGCTTGCAATGCTGCTTCCTGCTCCTCCAGCTCGTTATACACCGTAGGCATAGCTGCCTGTTTGGTAATCTCCATCATCAACCTGGCGCGTTCTTCGTAGATCGCGTTTAGGTCGCGTTCACGCTCAACCAGAGCAATACGACTTGCTAGCGTTTCATTTGCGTTAATGAGCGTAATCTCGTCAGCGCTCTTGGCATTCTCTTTCAACTCGGCATACTGCCTAGTGATTTCGGCCTGTTCCTTCTCGTACTCAAGGATTCGTTTCTTAGCCGGATCGGTCTCCTGCAGAATCGCCAGCTGATCTTTAAGAGCAGCGTTCTGCGCGTCGGCAGCCTTGAGCTGCTGCTGTATTTGCTCTGTGGCCTGCTGTTGAGCCTGCAGCCCCTCCACCTGCAGCTCGGCCAAACCTTCACCACCACCAGCAAACTGCTGGTATCTAGCCAGAACACGGCCGGGATACTCCCTCGATTCTCGGCTGTTGCCGCCAGGTGTCCGCATCTGGGCGCCGGGGCCTTGGTTGTAGGCACGCAGACCGCCCTCAAGGCCGAACCGGCTGATCTGCTGCCGCAGATACCGCGCTCCACCCATCAGGTTCTGCATGGGGTCGTATGGGTTGACGCCAAGCTCTCGTGCAGTACCAGGCATCAGCTGGGCCAGGCCGATAGCGCCAGAACGGCTGACCGCTCGCTGGTTGAAATTCGACTCCTGCGCAACCAGCGCGGCGAACAATGCCGGGTCGAGGCCGTTAGCCCGTGCTGCAGCGATAATTTGCCGGCCAAAAGGGCGCGAGGCGATCCGATCCTCTGCTGATACCTGACGGGTGCTACCGGTACTCCCAGCTGTCGCAGCTGCAGCGCCAACAGCACGTCGCCGTGCAGCCTCTCGCTCACCAGCGGCAGCATCTCGCGCCTGTTGCTGAATGGCCGATACACCACTAGGCGCGGTGGTCCGCTGCTGTTGAAATTGACGAAACAGCTGCTCTTCACGCTGACGGAAAAATGTCTGCCGACCACCAAAATCAAGGAATCCAAAAGGCCTAGCATTCGTATCTCGTTCGGCCTGTTGACGAGCCCTCAAACGATCTTGAATCGCCTGCTGGGACCCTTGATTTCCACTGAACGCACTAAATGTTTGATTGGCAGACTGCAGAGCTGCTGTTACAGCGTTAATTGCCGTGACGGTTGCAGGTCCGAATACACGCGCAAGAGTAATGCCTAGGTTTTCACCTGCAACTCTTAAATCAACAAGCGCCTGCCTTCCCGTTTTGAATTGATCGTTTAGCTTGCCTAACTGAGTATCATTTAGGCGATTGAGCGCACTTAATACAATGTCTGTCGTGATTTTGCCTTCTGCACCAAGATTCTTTAGCTCGCCAATCGTTACGCCCATCTCCTGAGCAATAGCTTGTGCCACCAGCGGAGCTTGCTCCCTGATAGATCGCAATTCTTCGCCTTGCAGAACGCCAGACGACAACGCCTGTTTAAGCTGCACCAATGCAGCACTTGTTTCTTGTGCTGTTGCACCGCTATTCCTTGCGGCAGCCGAAAAACCAATAAATGCTTTCTCAATCTCTTCTAGCGTTACCCCAGTTGGGCGCAATGAGGCAAACAAACCAGCAAAGCTTTCTTGAGCTTCAATATTGCTAATTCGCAGCGTCCTAGCGATTCGCTCCGTAGCGGCTTGCGCTTCGTTGTACTCTCCAAACTCATTTGTTAGTGCTCTCAACCTTACCTGAGCACTTTCAGCGTTAAGGCCAACTTGAAATGCTCCAGCTGCTACCGTTCCGGCTTGGGCGGTAAGTGCCCCAGCAATGCCGCCTGCAGCCCCTGCCAGTAAGGCATTACGGGCAGAAAGCCCGCCGCCTGATCGAGCGGTGCTGTCAAGCCCTTTTAGACGTGCCTCCAGCCGTTGAATCTCAGCCCCATACCGCTGAAACTCCCTGCTGCCGATCTTCGCCTGTTCCTGCAGCCCACGAAACGCCGCAACGCTGCTACGAATCCCAGCAATCGTGCTGTCATTAGCTCGGGCAAACTGAACCGTTGCAGATCGCAGCGCTCCAATCTCTTTTGCAGAGGTCTGACTACCCTTAGCCAGATCTTGCAAAGACCGCTTCACACGGTCGATATTCCCGCCGCCCTTCACCTCAGCCGATAGCCGGATTGCGGTATCCAGGCTCATCCGGGCCATGCTTATCTGATCAACAGTCCTATCTCAGACTACCCACGCATACCCTGCAGAAATTCACTCTCCATCAACCTCAGATCCTCCAGAATCCACACCCGATCACCACGCTTCACACCCTCATCCTTTGCACACTCAATGAACACACCATAATCTAAACCTATCGGCCCGTTCATACCCGTCCGCCACTGCGTCTGCAGCTTCAGGAACCACACCACAGGCTGTAGGTTCTCCGGCAGGATCCCGAACGTCGCCGGCTTGGCCTCTACCTCAGGCACCGCCAAACCGAACACTGCCGCAGCATCTGCAGCGTCCTTGCCGTCGTCAGGCCTCTCATTCTTTGCGGCAGCGGCTATAAACCGCGCCGCATCGATCAGTTTTTTGCCCGGAATCCTCCAGCCTTCGCTGCAGACTTCTCACTCGGCTGGCCCAGGCTGTCAAACCACGCATTCAGAATCGCAGCAGCAGCACCCTGCACACGGTACATCTGCCGCTTACTGGCATCATTAAACTCCACCTCCCCACCCTTGGCATCAGCGACCTTCGCCCAGCCACACAGCACCGCATCGCACAGCTCACGGGTTTCATCACCCATCTCGCTAATACCATCGGCCTCATCATCGCCAAACCCATCCACTGCAGCCAAAACCCGCCGCATCTTTACCACGTTGTTGATATGCCGCTGCCTCAACTCCTCAACCTCCTCCTGCGGAAGCCGCAGAAACTCAGCATCAAACGTAAACGTTTTCTTGCTCCCATTAGCCGGCAGCTCAATGCTTACCGGCCACAGATACGAATCAGACTGATCGAGTACAAACATGATTGATCAGAAGAAAATCAGGCGGGTTTCGTCGTTCTGAGTCTTGGGCAGTGCCGTAAACGGAATCTGCAGCATATCGATACCATCCGAGTCGCTGAAACTCAGATCACCACTGATTGCACACTTCGGTGCAAAGAAAATCGAACTTTCCGCAGCTACAGTGCCTTGCTGCACAACAAACGGGCCATCGCTGGCACCGCTGTTATCAGCCGCAGCGGTAAAGTAGTTCTTTGTTCCAACCGGCGGGTTTTCGATCGTCAGCGTGCCATTCGGGTTTGGGCGATCGGTGATCCGTGCAGTAGGGCTGCAGCCGATCAAACTACGGAACGTCGTAGTCAGACCCCAATCAAACGTAAAACCTTCACTGCAGGGACCATAACCCTGGAATCGCAGCGCACGGGTATGGCGCGGCGTAACAGGCAACGGCTCAGACTGTCCGCCATACGTAAAGCTTTCAGAACCCCTAGCAGTCGGCGGCACATAACGACCGACACCCGTGATCGTAATCGTCCCGTACTGATTCAACGGCCCATTAAGCGCTGGGCTGCCACGGAATCCCTCAATACGATGCACGTTCTGATCTTTCACTGCAACCAACGTGCAGCTAGAACCATTCCCAAACGTGCTAATCGGCTGATACAGCGACAGCGCGGGGATTTTGTAAACACTGGTCTGATCAGCCGTAAAACCATCGGTGCTAGGCACCACGGTTACCTCTCGCGTGGTGCCGTTGTGCGCCACAATCACGCCCTTATTACCCGAACCCGTACCACTGGTGATCTCAATAGGAAATCCTAGATACGCATCACTAGCGGGATTGCTGCCGCCCAGATCAGCCAGTGTCACCGTATTGGTCCCACCAGCCGTAGCAGTGCCAGTGATCTCAGCAGCCGTGGTCAAATTCATCCCGGCCGCCAGCAGCAACGGCGAAAACCGTGGCGCAGTACCTGCTACGCCACTGCCACCCCACTCAAATGTAACTGTGACGGCAACGTGCTCATTCGTCAGTGGCTGACGATCCGCGCCAAGAAACCCCTTAATAATGTTCCGTTGAACACGGTCGCCCGTAATTGGGTTCACCTCCAGCGATGTGATCCTTACCGCATCGCTTGCACCGATACTCCCTACCGGCGTGCCATAGGCTCCCTCAGCTTTGGCCAGCAGGAAGCTGTTACGAATCAAAAGTGCAGTCATCAGCCCTTGGCCTTGGCGACAGATTCAGCGGGCTCAGCCTTCGCTGGCTTGACAGCCGGCTTAGCTGCTTCACCAGCAGGCACCATCTCTCCAGATGGCAACATCACAAATTCGCCACTCAGGCCGTGATGCTCAAATTGTGGCTCCGATGCCATAGTGACTGTTGAGCTTCCGCATCTTCAGGCTATGGAGTCACGGCAGTTCGTTAATCGCATCATCTTTGGTGCGATACCGCACTAGGAACCGATGGCCAATCCATCCGGCAGTGGCATCAGCCGGCTCATACTGCGGCGCCCAGCCGTCAGGCTGCACATCATGCGCTAGACCGCCCATGGTGCGATCCGCCATCATTCGGGCGTGAATGTCAACGCCGATCGGATCCGCCAGCTGATCAGGCACGTCACCACGAACATAAATCTCGATCAATACCGGCAGCGCCTGATCTAGTTTGCCAAGACTGGCGCCAATTGTGCGTGGCGCGTTGACCGGATTATCCTCGCCAGGGCTCACCGTAATCGCTGGCGCTTCAGACCGTGAATACGCCTGCGCCCTGCTACGGTAAATCCTGCTGCCAACCTGAACCGTGCCCGGCAACGTCACCGTAGCAATACGGTTCAAAATCTGCTCTCTGATGCTTGGATTTGGCATCGCTTATCACTCACCAGCAGGTGCCAATGCTGCAATGAAATCCATTGGCAGATTGTACTGAATAGCAAATACAGCCATCTCTTCAATTATCGAAGTAGAGATAACACCCGCTGCCAAAACACGCTGCCATAATTGCAGGAATATCCTTGTATCTCCCTTGCTAGCCTCCGACAACCCAATACTCAGGCCATTAGCCACGCCTGCAGGAAGCATGTCTAGAAATGAGCTAATACTAGAGCTAGAAATCAGTTCTACGGCAAACGCTAGCCAGTCAGGCTGCGGAGCATGAAGCGCGTCAAATTCTGCCAACTCCTCTGCTGTAGCCTCTCGCATATCCCATACTTGCGTCCATACACCATCAATCAGCTGCGGTTCAAGTTCAACAGCCCTCATCTCACGAGTATCCTCAGGCTTTAGCGATTCAGCCAAAATGTAAACCCCAAACGGCTCTAGATCCTCTGCTGTAAGATTGAAAGGAAAACTTACATTAGGATGTGCCGCTAGTAAATCCGATCTTGTGAACGGATACTGCACAATCATTTCGTTCTCAGCAAGGATGTAGGCCATTAGATCAATGCGGAAATCTTGTAGGCAACAATGAATGGACTAGCCTGCGAACAGACCACCATCGCATTGCCAGACGGTGAAAAAGCGATACCACGTCCGCTAATCACAGCGCCTGATGGCAGCGTAATGGGATTGGCTAGTTGATCACCAATCCCATTCCCTAGCCACCGATAAACCCTCAGCGGGATACTACTACTGTTGGCACCAATCGCAAGCAAGTTGCCTAGTGGTGAGAATGCAATAGAATTAACACCGTTAATCAGCGACGATACACTAGGCGACGGCAAAAAAGAACCAAATCCCGAATTAGACCATGCCGCAATCCTCAATATCTCTCCTCCAGGTCCACCCCACGCAATAGCATTCCCGCTAGGCGTAAAATCTACAGTTGTTGTCCCGCCAGCACCGGAAGCAAACGGAGTCCCAAGTACACCAGCAGAAAATGGGTACACATTGATGCCTAAATTTACACCAACAACAGCAACAAAGTTACCATCAGGACTGAAGGTAGTAGTTCTAGTATCTGAAGTGGTTGAGCTAAAATACGTAGGCGTACCAAATGCAGATCCAGTCCATGGCACTATGCTTATAGGTTTTAACGTTGGAAGGTCAACACCCGTAACAGCAATATGATTGCCGGATGGCGACACCTTAAGCCCTCGGACATTAGCCAGACCACTTAAAGCAACCGTCTGCCGAGAGCCAAATCCTGTGCTAGATGACCAGCTATAAGCAAATAACGATGAGTTGCCGCCAACAAATTGAGTCCCTACAATATGCGAACCGTTAGGCGTAAAGTCTATCTGACCTGGGGCCGCACTCGGCAAAACAGCTGGATTAGCATATCTTGCACCAAAGCCATTGGCAAATGACCACTGATATGCACTGATAAACGGAGAATTGGCGTGTGAAAATACAATCGCATCACCAGCAGGAGAAAACGTGATGCTCGTTGGCACACCGCCAGGCAATGGGCTAGGTGGCGCGTAGTTTTCGCCAAAAATCAACCCGTTACCAATCGCTCCAAATAATGTCTTATGACGATTGATCACGTTACGATCTCCCCTTAGCCGGTATAATCTCGATTGTGTTGCCGCCACCAATCACGCTAATCACTACAGTCTCAACCTGTCCAGCTGTTGGCACAAGTGCTGTATTGTCATCCCATTTCACTGTATAACCTGTGTTTCCGCTAAACCACGTAATCACGCCGCTGGTATATGCAAATCTAAATGTAGCCTCCCATTCGTAGCCAACCGGGATTGTATTCAGATTAGACAGGTTGATTGTCGTTGCACCGTTAATTGCAGCAGCGGTTACAAACCCATTCCCTGTCTGCACATCTAACGTGTAAACACCGCTAACCGCTGTGACAGTTGGTCTAAACTGGCATGTTCCACCATTAGCCACAATCTCCCAACCGGTAACAGGTGCGACACCAACGCCTAAACTCGCAAGCTGCACAGCCTCGACGTCAGGCATCAGAGATGCCGGCAGCACCCCAGAGTTATTTAGTCGCGCCAGGCCGTTCGGTGCATTAACAACCAGATCCAGACGCCTTGAACGGGTCCAAAATCCTTGACTATTGACTGTGCTAGTGTCAACTACTGACAACGGCAGTCCAGCCGTAACAGTGACATCCGTCAGGAATCGATTGTCACTATAACTCTTAACCGCAAACTGTGTAGGTACAGTATTACCATCGGCTGCGCCCGTAGACGCAATCAATGACGTATTATTGCTTACCTCTCTAAGCTGCTCACCAACTGTTGAAATGCCACCATTGCGGCTAAACGGACCAATAAAATTCAGTCCAGACAGATTAAACTGATCCGTATTGATAGTTACGCTGCCTGTCGTCCCATCAACGCTAAATTGCGTGCCAACCTTAAAATCTCCCTTCTCGTTGGTATTGCTACTGTAAACCCTGCCGTTGTTTGTCTCTACAATCGCATTCGCTTCTACCGGTACCCCGCCATTCCAAGGCAGCGCATCATAATTAGTGCCGCTCCCCACAAACTCAAAGGTGTGGCTAGGAGCGCTAACCTGCGATCGGTTCCTAAAATCTAATCGCTGGCCTTGAGTGATAGGATCTTTAAGGCCTCCATTCAAACCAGAGAAAAATACAACTCGATACCCTGCACGGTTGGCCGCATCATTGGCTACAGGTGTACCATTGCTATCAATCGGCACACTGCTAGTAACAATATATGCGCTTGTAGGGCATATAAACCTCAGTCCTTCAACAGTTACGCTCCCATTCCCTGCCGGCAGCTGTACCCTCGTTGTAAGCGTTACAACGCCCGTTTCCTTGTTATAAACCGCATTGGCTACACCATAATCAGTACCACCAATGACGGCACTGCCGCCACTAACGTATTCGTGCTCAGGGCCAGCAGGAGCAGAGGTTTCCGTATAAGTGAGCGTAAAATTTCCGGTCCTTGTGTAAGAAAAACTCTTTGCTTCTGCTAACTCAGTGCTAGCATTCCTGGGGAATATCAGCTGTGGGAACATCAGCTGACCGGCGTTAGGCCGCGATGACGAATCGCAAATAAAACTTAATCCTGACAGCGTTACGCTATCTCCAACCGTTGGTGCATACCCTGTAGCCGTTAAAACAGTTACACCTGTTGTTTTGGTGTAAACAGCACTTAGAATAGGATAGCTAACGCCATTTACAGTTACACTTCCCCCGCCTACATATTCATGGCCTATGCTGCTAGTCGCTAACGTCACCGTAAATGTGCTGCCGGCAGCGCTACCGCCTCTCGCACTAACCTGAACAGGATTTCCGGCACTCCCTACACTTCCAGCCGTAGGATATTTAATCTGACGGCCTAAACGATTGGCACTAAACCCGATAACATCAAGCTCAGTAACACCCTGCCGCACAAATTCATAAGTTCCTGTAGCACTACCGCCAATATCTAAAGCCGCGCCACCAGCAGATGTGCTAACCTTGAATGCATCAGCTGTCAATCCACTGCTAATGACATAATAAACCGTATTAGCGGCTAAGTTTGTAGGCAGATCGCCTTCGGTAGCCTTAAACGTAATCTGATCGCCTACGCTCAGTGTGTGCGCAACGCAGCTAAACGTATCTGTAGAAACGTTAATCGTTACACTACGCTGCACCCTCGGCGCGCCATAAGCCGCAACACGCGCACTGCCAGTAAACAGAGGGCTGCGGCTGTAGCCATCGGCCATAAGACCGTAAACACCAAAATCGGTAGTTCCACCACCACTTAGGTTTACTTGGCCGCCGGTCTCAGTGCGGACGTGATAGGTGCAAAATGTCCCAAAGAACGACACCAGCTGTGCATAGCCGTCGTTCAACACTAGGCAGCCAGGCCCGCCTAGATTCACCTGCGTATAACTGTCCACCACCATTGAGCGGATTGGGCTATTGGCAGCACACTTGCTACCATCAACCCGAATACCACCACCTGTATTACCAGTAGACTGCGAACCCGCTAGACCGCCATCATCCTCAGCCGTAATGCTTGTGCAATTCTGGATATAAGGTGACTTGAGGATAAAAGCACCCAACCCAATAGCGCCGCGTGCTGTATTATCAGCCAGCTCATCAAAATCTATCGCCCATGATTGCCGAGTCTCATCAGCTTGATGCCCAGCAAACGATAATCCCCAACACCAGAAACCAGAATCTAACTTGAAAATGTCCTTAAACTCCTGACCCGCTGCAGGCTGGACAATAGTGCTCCGCAACCCGCTACCAAACACCGTAACATCATATTTCCAACGAATCGGCAGCAGCGCTTCTACATAAGTGCCAGGAGAAACCAGCACCACATCTCCAGGCTGTGCAGCTAATGCAGCAGCGCCTAACGTACGCAATGGCTCGGCTAGACTCGTTCCATTGTTGCCATCATTCCCGGTAAGCGATACATAGATTTTTCGCGCATCACGTATCTGTGTTATCAGCCCCGCAATAGCCGCCGCCGCTGCACCGGCATTCTCCTTGCCATCAAGCGCTTCAATTAGTCCACTAATTGTGCTAATCGCTTGCTCGCCAGTATGATTCGCTCGGTTTCTTAAGAATGAATCACTGGCATTTGCTGTCGCATTAGCTGCTATGCCAGCTAGCTTCAGCACCTGCGCAACTGTCATTGCGCCACGATTACTATTTGTTGCGTCCGGCAGCGTTTGCGCAATCTGTTGCGCGCTACAATCCTTGGTCAGACCAGCGTCAAGATCATCAATCGCTACCCGCTCGGCTCCACTGAGCGGACCAGCCGCATCAGCCAAACCGGAAATAGTGGTTGTTTCATCCATACCGGCAGTGTATGGATGGCAGCCCGATTAACAGGCCTGACCCTTGCCAGTTACTTCGCCCTCATCACCTCCAGATCGTCAAAGTCCACCACGTACTGATGCTGGGGGTTGTTGGATTTGTAGATCCCGAATTTGATCCGCCAGCTCTCTGAGTTGCGAGGCGACTGGCACCGCGCTTTATCGCTGCCATAGGGCCCTCGATACTGCCCGACCTGCTTCCCGTCGAGCTTGACCACCAAAGAGCCGCTGGAGTCCCTTGCCGGCTGCAGAGCCAGCTCTACGCGATGCCACCGGCCGGGTATAAGCTTCTGCTGGGCAATAACAGGTGTCTTGCTGTTCTCTGAGCGCACGATCCAATCCACCTCATGGCTTGTTCCTTGGACAACGCGCATCCCAGCGATCGGGCTCAGCGGAGAACACTGCCAGATCTGCAGGGGATAGAACATCTGGCCTTTGGCGTGGACCGGCGCCCGCTGGGGAATCCTGATGCGGTAGCTGATGGTGTAGGACTGCCCGAACCGCAGCATCGGGGTGTAGGCCAGTTCAGTGCGATCGTTGCCGCCACCCTTCGATTGTTTGGTGGTGAACCGGATGTATGGGTCGCCGTTGTGTTTCAGGATCTGAGGGGCAAAGCCTCCATGCTCACACTTTCCGGCTAAACGTTCACGGTTTTCGACATAGTTCGCGCCGGCACCGATCTTCGCTGAACAATACTCGGAATTGATTAACCGGCCGTCGCCCGTCATCTGCACCACCGGTGCAGCCATGGCCGGCGTTGCAGCAAGGATCGCGGCTAGAATCAGAGGCCTCATGGCTCAACCTCCACCCATGCCTCAGATCGCCTCAGTCTATGAAGTCTCCCATTACAACTTCTCCAGCACCATCACACAGAAACGCCCATCAGCCAGCCTCAACGGCTCATGCTGCAGCTTGTAAGTCTGACCCTCATGCTGCACCTGGTCGCCATACTGCAACCCGCCAAACTGGTCTGTACGTACCGTCAACGCATAGTCAACCGTAACCACCTGATCATTCATAATGATCTGGCTGGCACGATCCATAAACCCCAAACCAACAACGGCCCCAGCAGTTACGCTGGAGCCGAAGTCAGCTAGCAGGAAATCATCGGGGATCTCCTGGATCATCGTCAGACCGCGTAACGAGCGCCGCCTACAGCCAAACAGGTAACAGTGGCGGAATAGCTCCCGGTTTCATCCGTGAACGCTAGCCGTACAAACTTACCCACCTGATCGCGGGGGATCGACAGCTTCTGCAGTGCAGCAGTGCTACCAAGATCGGCAAACGCGCCACTAGGCACATCAGCGGCGTCGCTTCCGTCCGAAGCGTTGCCAGACTGCACTTTGACCTTGATTCCGGTGTTAGACGCGCTAGCGGCTGCATACAGCAGCAGCAGCAGGTCACCATCAACACCACTCACATCCACTGCAGTCGTGTTGCCTACGGCGTCGCGGGTAGCCGGGGCCAAAATGGTAAACGGCTGGAGTTGCTCCAGGCCGCGGGGCTGAATAGCCATTGATCAATCCTCCAGTGTGGGAATACGGTCAGGTGTGGAAGTCTTGGCAGAGCGCCGAGGCTTCGGCTCGCATGCAGCCGCAGGTTCAGGTTCCGGTGCAATTTCCGCTAGGCCTAGTGCCAATAGTTCGTTGGCGACACCTTGCGGAAGCTCCGCCACCTCACCAATAGCAAGATGGCGGCCGTCTCCCCTGCAGTTCGCAAGAATCTGCAGTCTCATGATCAGCTACCCAGAGCAAACGACTGAGCACGCCGCACCGCCACATCAAAGTCCTGATGCACGGTCAGAATCACCTGGCCGGATGCCGATTGCGTGAGTGAATCCACGATCAGATCTAGGCCGCTCCACATCCCGACGACGCAATCGGAGAAGTTTCCGAACAGCACATCGTTGGTCTGCATCTGGTTGCTGATCACCGTCGGGTAACCGTTGATGGTGCCAGCATCAGTGAAGATGTACCCGGCACCAGCATCACCAGAGACTTTCAGCGTCTGCTTCAGCGCACCACGTACTGCGCTGTTCATGAGATACCGCATCGAACCGGCATCCAGGTTGTTCACCGCCAGCGCAGTCTCCAGGTCCACGTAGTCTTCCCAGTCGCCGCAGTTGTGGCTACCACCACCCAGGCTGGCAGGGAACGTCTTGCTCACGCCACCACCCAGCGTCACAGAACCAATGCCGGTGGTGTTGATAATCCCCAGCGGTTGACCATTGCTGCCGGTGCCGTAGCCGATGTTGTAATCCATACCCAGCGCCACAGATTCAGCCATGTCAAGCCGCACTAGGTTCTCGATATCAGGCGAGCCCTGAATCATCATCCGGCGGCTGATCGGCACACGCACGCCAATCGTGCGCGGGATCATGTTCACCAGCCCGAAGGTCAGCTTGCTGTTGGCAACATCAACGTTTTCACCAACAAAGTAGTACTGGGAGCTGGTGAGCTTCCGAGGAATCTCGATATTGCCCTCCAGACCGGAGAGCATCGTGAGACCGCTGTTCAGAAACGCCGAACGGTTCCGAATCAGATCAATGAACTGTGCATCGAGCCGATCGGTGCTCACCAGTGCGCCGCCATCACCGAAGGTGCCGACGGTCTGGCCGGGGGTCTCAGCAGCACGGTTGGCGCCCAGTACCTCCCAGGGGATCAGATGGCCGCGAGGGCTTTTGTTGAGCGTCCTGGACTGCAGATCAGCAGCTGCCCGAGTCACCTCCAGCTCAAAGCCTGCCTGATCAGCAGTCCTGACACTGGGATCAATGACGTGATTCAGCAGTCGGCACAGGCTGAAGCGCTTAACCTCACGCTTGCTAAGGCCCAGTTCAGCGCCGCCGGCATCATGCACGCGGCCCTGAAATTCGACCTTGCGCATCCCAATTTGCTCCATCACCACCGCACGGGCGGCGTCAATAGAAGCATCATCATTGATGAGTTTTTCGGCCAGCTCAGGCAGCTGAAATTGCTCGCACATACCACGGATGGTGGCAACACGCTCGCGCTCGGCGCGCCGAGCGTCCTGCTGCACCTCCGCCACGTTGACTTCAGTAGTCATGGAAGTTGTATCAGGGGAATCAGTCCGCTCGGCGGTCTGCAATTCCAGACTATGGAGCGGCTCATTAACAGCTGATTTGATCGTCTCAGGGTCAACCGTTACGATCACTTCTTGAGGTTTGACAGGTTCTTGCTCCACAGGATTAGGATCTGCTGCAGGCTCATCCATGGCGCGTCCCAAACCAACGGTCTGATCAGCTGGAACGCTCACGCTGGAAACTTCCAGCACTGGCCAGCTGGTCACGTAGAAACCATCTTCACGTTCCTCCAGCTCTTTAACTTCGTAAGCGAACGAGACGTTACGGGTAATCCCTGCTTCAATATCTTGGCGGCGCTTGTATTCCTCCGTGCCGCGCTCCGTAGTATTCGGGCTCCAACGGACAGTGGAATAGAGCCGCCGATCGTCGCCCAGCCAGGCTTTCTCGACAACGCCAAGAATTACATCACGATCATGATTCCAGAGCCACGGGGCGCCGTCATTCATACGGCTCAGATCCATCGCGCCTGGTTCATGCACCAAGATTTCACGCCCGAACCAGCGTTCGACAGGCGCCTCGGAGCTGAACGAAAACGTAAGCGTTTCGTCGGTCTTTTCTTCGACCTGCATCCCCATCTGCAGCTCGCGCCGCTGGGGCCCCTTCAACTTGGACAGGTCCATTCCACCTGATTCGTTTCTATCAGGCTATGGGCTGTGTTTCCGCATCAGCACCCGCATCTGAAACAGGGTCGATCGCAGGCTCCGGCAGCTGCTCAACCGTTGGCATCAGGCCCAGTGATTCTTTTAGTTCGTTCTCCCTAGCGATCTGAGCGAGCACCATTTCCAGCTGTTCGCCCGTGTATTCAGCTATCTGCTCACTATGTGATTGCAGCATCAGCTGTCGAGACATTTCTAACGCCTTCATCTCCTTCTGAGGATCGACCCAGCTATAGCTCCTTGCTTGCCACCTTGGCGCATTGTAACGCTCAGGCCTAGTCCAAAAATCGTCAAAGGCCGGCGACGGCAACTCACCCACCAGCATCGCCGCACGTAGCCACTCTTCAAATACCCGTTGATGAAAGTGCTGAATCAGCACGCTCTGGACAACCCGCCAATGATCCCGATCCTCAAGAATTGAAAGCCGACTACTGCTGTAATTCGTCTGGCTAAAATCTCTACTCAGCGTTTCATACGAACACCCAAACCCCGCCGCAAACCGCCGCGTCAGATTCCGAACTACGTTGTCATACTGTCCATCGTCAGGCCCAAAATTCGGAGGCACCGGCTCTTGGCCTGGGTCAAGAATGTTCCAGCTGCCGGGTTCTGTATTAAACAACAACTGACCGTTTTCAACGGCATCACCCTGTAAATCTCCATCTGGAGTGCGAATCCAACCCAGCGACGCTGATTGTACTCTTTTACGTGTCCAATGAGCTTCCTCATACTTGCCTAGGTTGTGAACCGTCGTGATTACACTTGCCAGCCACGGCACCCCACGGTTCTGCCCAATCCGCTCAGGCAGGAACACATGAATCATGTCCGCCGCCGGCACTAAAATATGTTTGCGCTCCACACCACGGCGGTTTAACCCCAGCTCTACATCACCCGGATGCCGCACTAGGACCGCGTACCGTGTCGGCCGGCCCCATTCGTTAATCTCCACACCTAAACGCCATTCGTGACCAGGCCGGTCACTCACACCGCTTTTATCCTCATCCAACTGGTGCGCCTCGATCAGCTCCAGCGCTAGCGGCACACGGCCCTGACCCATCGGCTGCCGCACGATCCTGATCAGCACTTCGCCCGATTCCGGCAAACTGCCGGCAATCATCATCTCAAAGCCGTGAAAACTCAGCCGGCCCGCTACATCACACGTGTCCGGCCGACACCAGCGCCGCCACCCATCCTCCATAATCCGGTTACGCCGCACGTCCTTTTCAGTGCCGCCAACCTTCATAATCTGACCCTGCATTTGGATCCCACGCGGACCCACCACATTGATCTGAGTGGTCCGCTTCGCCTGCCTGGCATAAGGGTTATCCCTTACAAGCTGGTGGCAGCGGTCGCGCAGCACCCGCAAACTGACCCGCAGCTCAGCATCGGCTGATGTAGTCGGCGCCACCAGATCGTGCAGCAACCGGTTACGCCGGGCGCCTTCAAACATTCGCCGGCCTTCTGCCCTGCCATGCCGAGTGGTCAGGATCTGCCTTTGAAACCAGCTACGAACACCCATCAGCTCACCCCCGTAAACCGCACATACAGCTTGCGAGGATCACCTAAACCCTGCGCAATCATCTCTGCACGCTTCTCTCTCATCACCTCAGCTTTTAACCTATCCCGCCATTTGATCAGCTCAGCAAGATCAGCTCGCCTAACTTTCCGGCCACCGTTACCCAAACTGCCGATCTGATATTCCTGTGCCCCGGTAGTCAGCGCACGTATCGCCTCTTCAACCGCTACCAGATCTTTCTCAGCCTGACTGCGATCGTCAAACGCACCAGCAGTACCGCTAAACGCCAGGCTCTTCCGAACCGTCAGACTGCCGCGTCGCACCGTACGCGGAACCCCATTAACAGTGGCGACAACCTGCAGAGTCCAATCACCAGCCGCCATAGCGGCAGTCACTGCAGCGCTCAGCGTGACCTGCCAACCTTCACCAGTAAGCACCCCTGGTGCTTCCACTCCAGCGCCAGCACCGCTACCACGCAGCCATACAATCACCCCACTCGCATCAGCAGGGGCAAGGGTCTCGATCCAAGAAACCGCGTCAGATTGGTAGAGCTCAGCGGGTTGAGTCATTTCAGCACCGTAAAGCTCCTGGCCTTTCGTGGCTCGGCCTTCTCTTTAGAGCCTACCGACGCCTTAAGTTGTGACTCCAACTGATCCCACATGGTGGCGCGGTTGTATCTACGGCTCACCAGCTGCAACGCTGCGTAGGCCATTCGGGTACAGTCGCCGCCCTCGTCCCGGCTGCCAGTCGGCTTGTCCCACTTGTAATCCTGCCTGCCAGCACCCTTTTTAGGCATCTTCTTCCACGGGAACAGCTCAGCTAAAAACTGGTCGGTAGAAGCCTCTCCAAAGTGCAGATACCCAGGGCCGGGCTTTTCCTGCCGCAACCGACCCTGCAGGTGCTGAATGCTTGTCTCGTACCCCACTGGATACATCAACACGCCCTTTTTGATCACGCTCTGATTTTTTCGGTTGATATTTACCGGAACGCCTTTGCCAATTAGCGGCTTGCCTTTGCTTTCCGATCCTTTCATGGGCGCCCATTTGCCCACCCTTGCACGGCACCAGTCGCGCACTTCATGCGTGGCATAGCCGCCGTCATCAATGCCGCCTAGCGCAATCTGAAGCTCTGCACCATCCTCCCGATTCCATTTTGTTTCTTGCACCGCATCTAGCTGATTCAGAGTTTCCATCTGCTGTGGGTCGCCATCAATCTCAAAATGCCCCAAATGCCACCCTTCCTCGCCACGGCCCCATCCCCATATCGTCACAACCAGTCTTTCTGCTATTGCGCCACCACCACCCTGAACGTCAACGCCAGCGGTCAGCACCAGCACGCCATTAGGCACAATTCCTGCTGGGTATCCATTGCCAGCTGTTGTATCCTGCCGTCGCTGTGACAACCCTTCTACATTCAGCTTTCCGGTAATCGTGTCTTCCCAAGGGATCCCTAGCACGGTGTTATGAAAAGTCTGCATTAAGTCGTTATCACCACGGCGCATTGCTTCTAGCGCTTCTTGGTATTCACTTATTAAATTGCTCCATTCCGCTCCAGCGTGGTAGCTATACGCCGCCCAGATATGCCGACTCCTAACACGAGGGTATCCGTCCTTAAGGATTTGCTGGCTACGATCAAGCCCTAACGGACAGGCCCAGCCCCCGCGCTCATCCATCCATCGCAGGCTGGCGTAGCCGATCAGCTCGTGACAGTTTTCGCATTCATACTTTCCAGCATCGTCGCCATCCTTTCGCATCTGCTCCCATCTCAGCACTTGATATTCGCCGCAATGTGGGCACGGCAAATAGCGGTACTGCTGATCGCCTTTTTTGAACCATTGATGCGTTTTGTCGTCAGGATAGATTGGCGTGCCGCCGATGATTGCTTTACGGTTCCAAGTGGTGGCGGAACGATTCATCCCCAGCTTGATTTGATCGCCTTCATCAATCGCGTCATACGCTGACGGCTCCTCAAAGATCACAACCGTTCGTTCTTTGCGCCTAAAGCCCTTGCCACTTGCGGCGCTGACAATATCAATCAGCCCGCCATTAGTTAGCTTCTTCAACAGGATTGTATTGGTTGCCGTGCCCCTAGCTTTTGACTCAGCAAGCAAGCCTTCCAAGCACGGCGAATCTCTGAACAAATCTGAAATATCCTCCTTGCTATACTCTTCCGCGTCGTTCTGAACCGGCTGCACAATCATTATCTTGCTTGGTTTCCAGTGCGAGTAGTACTGCACTGCGCCGATTTTTACGCATTCTGACCAGCCAACGCGGGCAGACTTCATGCAAACTTCAATTTCTACATAGGGACTGGTAAACCCGTAAAACCAATCGCGCTGGTATGGCCTAGTTATCCATTTACCTTTACTTGCTGCATTGCCTGTAACATAACCGTATGTATCCGCATACTCAACGCCACTGAGTATTGGTCGCGGCCTGAAGCACTCCGCTAGGCTCCGCGCCATGCCAATCCGATCGCGGCAAATCATAACGACACCTCTTCATCGGTAAATTGCCAATCTGCCACGTTCTGTAAAAACTGATTTACAAGCCTGGAAATAATATCTTGCTCTTCTACTGTAAGGTGAGGAATCTGGTTTTTAATCTGCTGCGGCAAACTTGACGCTTGATCTTGCAACGTTAATGCCACCGCTTTCTGTGCCTGTTCTATGTCTTCGCGATAAACCAGCTTTCCCTCTAGCAGCTCACGCTCTACTTGCAGCTTTAGTTTCTTTTCGTATTCGGTCCAGGCCCTTTCGGTGTTGAAATCTGGAGTGTCGTCGTCTGAGTCAACAGGCCGTCTTTCTGATTGAGCCACGGGCGTCTTTGCTGACATCCGTTCCTTTGCCGGCCGCAGCGGCTTTTGCGCTGCCTCCACAGATTGATTCCGGCTGCCATGCTTGCTCTTTGTCTTGGGCACTTTCGCCCACGCCTCATGCAGGCCCTCTCGCCTCACGTGGCGCACGCCGTTGACTAAGACCTCTTTAAGAAAGCCGTTTTCTATCGCTCGATAGACCTGATTTCTGCTTGACAGCCCCAGCACTGCAGCAGCGTCACGGATTGTCAGCAGCTCGCTGTTCGCCACGTGTCACATACGCTTGTCACAATCTACCTGTGACAGAATCTATGTGACAGGCCATGCTAGAGCGTGGTGCTGGGGTGGGGGCCTTAATGCGATTGCGGCAACAGTCACATGATCGCCAGCCATTCTCAAGAGAAAAAACGGGGCGTCGGAACTAAC